CGCGGCGCCCCCCGGCGACGCCCCCGCCCCCCGGCACCGGCGGCCCGGCGACACCGTCATCGCCTACGACGCCTCCCGAGACGGGACCGGCGCCACCATCGCCGCGGCCTGGCTGGACGACGACGGGGATCCGGTCACCGTCATCGCCTGGTCCGGCAACGACGTCCGGGAGCTCGAACCCCGACTGCGGTACCTGTGGGCGGACGGCTACCGGAGGATCGTCGCCGACCCGACCGGGCCCACCCGGCTCATCGCCGAGACCCTCGCCGCCGACGGCATCGGCCAGACCGGCGCCTACAGCGACTACCAGGACGCCTGCCAGGCCCTGATCGACCGGTCCAGGGACGGCACCGTCTCCCACGTCCAGGCCGGCTGCGTCGTCTCCGCGATCGACGTCGCCAGGCTCCGCGTCACCAACCGCGGTGTGGATTTCGACGCCGCCAAGTCCGACGGTCCGATCGACGCCCTCCGTGCCACCGCGCTCGCCGTGTGGGCCGCCGGCAAGTATCTGTCCAAACCCGTCCTGCAGATATGGTAGGGTGATCCACGTGGCACGAAACCCATTCGCATCCCTGGCCCTGGCCCTGGTCGGCCGGCAGGCGCCGCCCCGGCTGCAGCGCGTCGAAAACGGGATCACCATCCGCCGTGACGCCGGCGAAGACCCGCGGGTCCTGGACTCCGTCTACCGGGCCCTCGCCATCCTCGAAGGGTCAATCTCCCAGCTGACCCTGGACCGGTACTCCCGGACTCTCGGACGCCCCCGCGGGTCCGCCACCGGGATGATCCAGCGGATCCTGCCGGCCGGCCAGACACTGCCGGGATTCCTCGGCGAGATAACCCAGTCCCTCGCTCAGACCGGTAACGCGTGGCTCCGCGTCCCCGACGGCCCCGGCCCGGTCCGGGTCCTGGATCCCTCACGGTGCTCCGCCCGGATCGACGTCGCCACCGGCGTCAAAACCATCACCTACGACTCCCTGACGGTCTCGGACGTCCGCCAGCTGCAGCTCACCCACGTGCCCGGCGAGCCGCTCGGGCAGGGCCCGATCCAGGCGTGGGCCGACGGACTCCGCGGCGCCATAGACGCCCACCAATACGCGGCCCAGTGGACCAAACGGGGCGGGCGCCCCACCGGGATCCTCACCACCGACCAGACGCTCTCCGCCGAGATGGCGAAAGAGTGGAAGACGGCGGCGAACGCCACGATGACGCCGGATGGCGGCGTCGCCGTGCTCGGCTCCGGCCTCACCTACAAACAATGTTATTTGACGCCGGCCGAGCTACAGCTCTTGGACGTCCGCAAAGTCAACGTAATCTCCGTAGCGCGGATTTTCGGGATCCCGGCCCGGCTCATGCTCACCTCCGGCGACGGCGACTCCAAAACCTACGCCAACATGGAGCAAGAGAGCATCTTGTTCGTCCGGCATACGCTGATGCCGTACATGAGGGAAATCGAAGCCGCCCTGAGCGAGCTACTCCCCGACGACGTCAGATTCAACGTGGACGGATTCCTCAGGCCGGACACGACCACCCGATACGCCGCCCACAAGGTCGCGATAGAGGCCGGCTTCCTCACGATCGACGAAGTAAGGGCTATCGAAGGCCTCAACCCACTAACCGAAACCCAGAAAGACGACGATAAGGAAGAAGGTGACGCCGATGGCGAAGACGGAGCATCCGGCAGCGACCCTGAACCGGATCCGGAAGCGTAACGGGCCCCTCACCACGCGCCTCGCCGACGCCGGGACCGGCGGCGGCTGGGAGATAACCGCACGGGCGGTCCCCCTGGACACGCCCACCGAGATAGCACCCGGCTTCGTGGAAACTATCCACTCCGGCGCCCTCACCCCGCGGGAAGGCGGCGTCAAGCTCTTCTCCGAGCACCGCGACGTCATCGGCGTCGTAACCGACACCCGCGAAGAAGATGGCGCACTCATGATCGACGCCCGCATCTCCGACACCCAGCTCGGCAGGGACGTCCGCCAGCTCATCGCCGACGGCGCCCTCACCCAAATGTCGATCGGATTCCTGCCCGCCGACGACGGGCAGACCATCACCCGCACCGAGACCGGGATCGACGTCGCCGTCACCCGAGCAACCCTCTACGAAGTCTCCGTGGTCCCTTTCCCGGCCTACGAAGACACCGCCATCACCGACCAACGCTCCAACAACACCGCTATCGAAGAAATGAAGGTGAATGCTATGGCAGAGACCGCCATCGACAGACTGGACGACGCGATCGGCGGCATCTCCGCCGACGTCCGCGCCCTCCGCGACCGGATCGACCGAGTGGAGACCGCTCAGGTCACCGAGCCGCATCCCCTCGCCAAGTACCGGTCCTACGGGGACTACATCAAGAACGCCCCCGACGGCATGGCCTTCCGCGACGTCACCGTCACCAAGGTCGGCCAGTCCGCGCAGCCGCCCGCCTGGCTCGGACGCCTCCAAGCCAAAATGGAAGCCAAAAAGCGCGTCACAAACGCCCTGGCCTACACGCACGACGTCCCGATGCAGGGCCAGACCGTCCAGTACTCCGTCTACAAAGAAGATAGCCTGACGGTCGCCGAGTACACGGAAGGCACCCAGGTGCCGACCGGTAGCCTCACCGACGAGCTCAAGACCGCGAAAGTCACGTCGTTCGCGGGCGGCACGGCCCTCACCCGAGCCACCATCAACCGGGCCGATCCGGCGTTCCTGGACGATATCGGGCAGCGACTCGCCATCAAACACGCCAAAGCTTTCGAGGCGTGGAACGTCCAGTTCGTCCGTGAGCAGATCGTCGCCGCGGCGGCCAAGCACTCCGTCGGCGGCACCACCAAGGCCAGCGAAATCACGGCGACCTCGCTGCGCAACGTCATCATCGACGCACAGAAAGCATACGACGATTCCGACCAGTATTCGATCGACGGACTTTTCCTCACGTGGGACCTGATCAAGGTGGTCGCGGCGCTCGGCGAGGAAAAACGCCTGCTCCGCTGGGTCGGCTCCGACACGGCCGTCGCCAACGAAGGCAAAATCGACCCGACCAAGCCCATCTCCCTGAACCTGTACGGTGTGCCCGTCACGCCGATCCCCGGCGAGACCTTGGCATGCTTCTACGACAAGCGTGCGGTCGTCGTCCGCGACGACGGGGAGGCTCCGCTCCGGCTGCAGCAGGACCAGGTGCTGGACCTGCGCCGCGACACCGCGGTCTACAGCGAGTGCGTCCACTACTGCCCGTTCCCCGGCGCCCTCCTGCCCTGGACGTTCAAGCAGGGCTGACGCGTGGCGTTCACCGTCGATCTTGAGAAACTCCGGCTGGTCCTCACCCGCGAGCTGCACCTCGCGGGTGGGGCCTCCACCCTGGAACCCACCGATATCTCGGAGATGATCGACACCGCCGTCCAGATGGTCCAGTCCTACGTCGGCGCCTCCGAGCTACCCGACAAGATAGCCCACCGGGCCGTCCTCGAAGTCGCCCGCGAACTCAACACGAGGATGCTGTCTCCGGGTGGCGTCTTCTCGGCGTTCGCGGACGCCGGCAGCCCGGTACGGCTCGCCAGGGATCCGCTCCGCGCCGTCTACCCCATGCTCGCTCCCTACGTAAGGCCAGGACTCGCATGACCGAGATACCCACCATCGCCGACTGCCGCGCCGAAATCCAGGAAGGCTTGGTAGGCGTCCTCGGACACGCTTTCGGGACCGAGCTGACCGACGTCCGCTCCTACCTGCCCCAGACACCGCCGCCGGCCACCGCCTGGATCGAGCTCATGGGCGTCGAAGCCGGCGACAACCAGGGCCTGCCCTACGCCCAAGCCCGGGCCACGTGGCGAGTCACCGTCACCGCCCGGCCCGGCATGGCCGTCGCCGACGCCACAGCCTGGCTGGACCGGGTCGCCCAGGTCATGCTGTCCCTGGACGTCGGCGGCATCAGCATCAGCGAGTACGTCGCCATCTCCGGCGACGCCCTCGCCTCCCCGCTGCCCGCCGTCCGCATCACCATCAAAACCATCATCACACGAAAGGCCAAATAATATGGCTATACAGCGCCTCCGGGGATCCAAGCTGGTCCTCAAAATCGACAATGTAGACTACGCCGCAGAAATCAGCGAGTGGAAGTTCCCGAAAGAAGAGACCAAGGATGCGGGTACGAAGACGTTCGGCGACGTCATGAAAGGCTCCGTCGGCAAGGCAACCCTGGAAGTGACGATTGTCCAGTCCACGAGCGCCGAAGCCCTCCTGATGAAGGTTTTCGACAACCCCGGCAAAGACAACGTGCCTTTCACGCTCGCGCCCCACGCAAACGACACGCCCACCGTGGACGAACCCCACTGGGTCGGGACGCTCGCTTTTCCGAAGCTCCGCCCGGCGATCGGCATCAAAGCCGGCGACGATGACAGCACGACCGAAATTGAGTTCACGATCCGTAACCGCGAGAAGAAAACCCAGGCGTAATCAGGGGGCCTTGTGATGCATGACGGCGTCTACTCCGTGGGCGACGGAGTCACCATGCGCATCCAGGGGGCAGACAGGGCGATGCGGGCCCTCGCCCGGGCCGGCGCCGAGACGAGCGACATGAAGGAACTCATGCACTCGCTCGGCGATCTCGTGGTCCGCACCGCCAAACCCCTCGCACCCCACAAAACCGGGAGGCTCGCAGGATCTATCCGCGCCGGCCGCGGCAAAACCAAGAGCGTGGTCTACGCCGGCCGCAAATCCATCCCCTACGCCGGCGTCCAACACTACGGCTGGCCGAAACACCACATAAAACCACATCCTTTCCTGGTGCAGGCCCTCGAAGCCCGCAACCAAGACATCGTCAAGCACCTACTCAAAGGCCTCGCCGAGATATGCGACAAGCTCGGCCTGGACAACAACATCGGAGGAGGAGCCATCTAATGGAACCCACCAACACTGACCAGTCGGAGGCCTTCTCGGCCTTCGCGGAATCCCTCACCATCGGGGAGCAGGTCATGTACACGACCATCACCGGCGCCGGCCTGGACGCCGACCCAGATCCCGGCCTCATGATGCGCGCCCTCGCCACCATCGCCCTGCAGCGCCTCGCCCGGCCCGGAGACCCAGCCATCACCCCGTCCGTCGCCGACGGACTCACCATGGCCGACGCCCTGGACGTCATCGAAGCCGCCTCCCACACGGAGCCGCCCCGCGACGCCGCCCTCACCGGGATCCTCGCCCGCATCCGCCCCCACGCACCCAGCCAGGCCGCCGCGATCGAGGCGACGGTCCCCTTTCGTCAAGCAGATGGCGGCAATGGTCGCCTCGGGAATCATCACGTCTCCCCGTGAATACTGGGGCCTGACGCGGATGGAGACCGCGGCGCTCATCCGCGAGTGGAACCGCCGCCAGAGAACATGAAAAGGCCCCCCGGGCCTGAGGGAGAGAGAAGCGGAGAACAACTCAGGCCCGGGGGGCATCCCCCCAATGTCAGGAAAGGAACGAACCATCTGACAGAAGGGAGTCTACAGGATGGCCGGCAAGCAATCAATCAAAATAAGTGTGACAGCCGACACGAAACGGTTCCGGTCGGAGATGGGGAAGATCGGGCAGGCCGAGGGCGGCGTCGGCAAGCTCAAGCAGTCCATGTCCGCGCTCGGCATCGGCATGAAAGGTCTCGCGGCCGGCGCCATAGGATTCGGCGCCACAGCGGCTTTCGCCATCGGCAAGCAAGCAGTCGGCGCCGCCAGCAACCTACAACAGTCAATGGGCGCCGTGGACGACGTTTTCAAGTCGTCCGCCAAACAAGTACACGCCTACGCACAGAAAGCAGCCGACGCCGTCGGGCTCTCCCGAAACCAGTACAATGAAATGGCGACGCTCATTGGCACCCAGCTGAAAAACGGCGGCACCGCAGCCAACCAGCTCGCGGACCAGGCCAACAAAGTCATCAAAATAGGCGCGGACTTGTCCGCGCAGTTCGGCGGCAACACGAAAGACGCCGTCGACGCGCTCTCCGCAGCCCTCAAAGGCGAACGGGACCCGATCGAGAAATACGGCATCTCCCTCACCCAGAACGCAATCGACGCCGAAGCCGCCGCACTCGGCTACAAAAAAGTCAACGGACAGCTAACCACACAGGCCACACAGGCAGCCACCTTGTCGCTCATCCAAAAGCAATCCGCGGACTCCACCGGCAAATTCGCCCGGGAAACAGACACCCTCGCCCACAAACAACAAGTACTCTCGGCGAAATGGGAGGACGCAAAAGCTAAGCTCGGCAACATGTTGCTGCCCATCGTCACCAAGGTGACGGGTTTCATCGCCGACCATATCGTCCCGCTCATCGGCAAACTCCCCGGACTCCTAGCAGGACTCGGGAGGGTCATCGGCGGTGTCTTCGTCGGCGCCTGGCGGCTACTCGTAGGCGTCGTCAAAGCCGCGGCCGTCGCCCTGAAAATCGCGTGGGAGGCCATCAAAATGGTCTTCCAGCTCGGCGTCACCGCCGTCTCCGCCGTCATGTCCGGGCTCGCCACCGTCGTAGGCCTGGCATGGGAGGGCGTCAAGCTCGTCTTCACGGGCGCCGTCGCCATCGTCAAAGCAGCCTGGGAGGGTTTCATAGCCCTCCTGAAGGGCGGGGGCGCCGTCATCGGCGCCGTCTTCACCGGGATCGCGACCGTCGCCGGCTGGGTGTGGGCGGGGATCAAGTCCGTCATCTCCGGCGCCGGCGCCGTCATCGGCGCTGTCTTCTCCGGCATCCGCACCGCCGCCGGCTGGCTCGGCTCCGCGTTCCAGGGTCTACTCGGCGTCATCAAATCCATCTGGGGCGGCATCAAGTCCGTCATCGGCGCCGCCGCGCACCAAATCAAAATAACATTCCAAACCATCATCGGGTCGATAGGCATGGTTATCGGGTGGTTCGGCAAGCTACTCTCCAAAGTGTGGGGCGTGATAGGCCAGATAGCATCCTCCGTTTGGAACGGGATCACCAAGGTCGTAGGCTGGGTCGCCGAAATTCCCGGCAAAATAGTGAAAGCGTTCGGGAACGCGGGGAAGATCTTGTTGAATGTCGGCAAGAAAATCATCGGCGGCTTGTGGGACGGCATCAAATCAGGCTTCGGCGCGATCAAAGATGGCTTCAAGTGGTTGACCAACAAGCTGACGTCGTGGAAGGGCCCGGAGGCGGTGGACCGGACCCTCCTGCGCGGCGCCGGCCAGCTGATCATCCAGGGCCTCGTGGACGGGATGGCGTCCCGGTACGGCGCCGTCCGGTCTTCCCTCCAAGGCTTGACCCGCGGCATGCCGGGCATGATCGACGGGCAGGCCCTCGCCGGCGGCCCCGCCCGCGCGCCCACCCCCGCCCCCCCCGCGCC